GTGAATTCGGCGGTCTGTGCCCGGGTCAGCTGATAGTCCGTGAACAGCACCGCCCCGTTGCCAGCACCCCCGGTTCCCAGGTTCAGGTTCTTCCCGCCCACCGTCATCGCCCACGCCCGGAGCATCGGCGTCGACGGCACGGACGAGAAGATGACGTGCGACACCGTCGGGTTATAGACGCCATTCAGCGTCGTCGAGAAGTCCGCCAGGAGCAGCAGCCGCTCGATCGCGTTCTTGTCGATGCCGGTCACGTCCTGCACCCCTCGCGGGGTGCTGAACGAGAAGTTGGGAATATCATTCCTGATATCGGTCAGCGTGTTCGGCCCTGCCGTGTCACCAACCTGCAAAGTGGTCCACCCAGCTCCGGTTGTCTTTGCCACAGTTTCAGCCCCTTTCGAGCCGTGTTGCTAGCTTGTCCTGATGGAGAGCAAAATCCTCTACCCAGTTCTCCGCGCTGACGTGACGGCGTGGCTCTGTGCCCCGCGGGTTGCCCCTGAAGTCGCCGCCCTTGACGACATAAATTTCTGGCCGGTCGAGCCGCACCCTGTGATCATGGCCGCCGCGGCCCGGGCTGCCGGGGAAACCCTGCTGGCCCGGTTCGAACGTGAAGCACGCACGGCCGTCCGGTTCTCTTGTCTCGGTGTGCCTCCGTGACTTGTCGTGGCGGATGTAGGCTGCGGCCTCGCCGTCGGGGTCGACGACCGTGCGCCATCCGAAGAGGTATGCGTCGCAGCGCACTTCCTCGCACCTCGCAGTGCGGAAATGCGTTTCCAGCGGCGCGGTGATCTGGTAGGTCTTCATCGCCGACGCGGGAAGGTTCGGCTCGACCCTGTTCAGCGTCATGTCACGAAACCAGCTATCTGGTTCTTGACGACCATGACCGAGAAGTCGGCGTTGGTGAACGTGCCGGTCGTGCCGACGGCGATGTAGCGGCGGACGGTGGTCGTGTTCGGGATGGCGACGCGGACTGCCTGGTTCGCCGTGGTCAGCGCAGTCGTCGTCAGCGACGTTCCGGCGATGTCGAGGAACGTGATGTTGTCCGCCGAGTCCTGGACCTTGATAGTGACCGACGTCCCGATGAAGGCGAACAGGTGGACGTACATCTGCGCGCCGAAGCTGAGGCTGGCGCCGGTGTCGTAACTGTTGCCCGCCCCGGCCGCGGTGGCCGAGCCGTCGACGCGGCGGCCGGCGGTGAGCTGCCAGCCGTTCATCTCGATCCCGAAGCCGTTGCTGAGGGCGTCGACGGAGAAGATCAGCGAATCGTCCTGCCCGATCGCCGGGTCATAGTTGACCTGCTTGCTGTTGCACGACATGGCGCCGTTGCCGATGCCGAGCGGCCCGTCGAAGTACGTCACGATCACGTCGGTCAGAGGCAGCGCGGACAGGGCGGCGTGCTCGGCGAGTGCGGCCGGGTCGAACACTGAGGTGAACGCCATCTCCCCGGTACGGCCGGAGCCCTGCCGCTCGAAGCCTGACTGGTTGATCGTCGTCAGGTCCAGCACATTGGCCGGGCCGCCCCCGATCCTGGACAGGGCATTCACGCCGCCGGACACGTCATAGCCGCCCACATATGCGGCCGCGCCGAGACTCGCCTTCTTAGTCATCGCATCCTCGCCAGGAACGGTCGCAGGATTTCCTCAGCCATCGGCCCGGCTCGCGCATCGAGCTGCTGGCCGATGAGCCGGAACGTGTGGTAGCCCTTGAACCTGGTCGACCGGTTCCGCTCATCGGTGCCCTCCAGCCACGGGGAGTACGCCATGTCATTGCCGATGACCTGCGTCTCACCGAGGTCACGGACATGAACGCGGGACACGTAAACGCCTCTGTTTTGCTTGATGACGGCGTTGAGGTGCTCGCGGACCATCTGCTGTCCTTTCTCGGCGATCCTCTCCGGCATCACCCGCGAGTACTCGGCCAGGGCCACTTCGGCTTGCCCGTTAAAGAGCGGACCCGTTGCGATCACGTCAGCCATCTAGGCCACCTCCTGCCACAAGTCGTTGACGATGATCGGGATGGTGACCTGGGCGACCCGGAACAGGGTGTTCTCGTGCATGATGAACCCCGAGGCGGCGGCGAGGGGCTGCCCGGCCGCGCCCTGCAAATCGATGTTCCGGGCGTTGCCGGTGAGGGTGAACGACCCGGACAGGACGTTCATCAGCTGCGCGGTGTGCGCGAGCAGCCGCTTGTCGATGTTGTCTTCCGGCTTCTCCAGCATTTTCGCCTCGTAGATCCGGGCGGCGAAGGTGACGACGCCGGACACGGCCGCGAGACCCGACCCGGGAGGGTACGGCGCGATCGCCATCCACCACACAGCGAGCGCCGGCAGGGTCGCGGGGGCGGATTTCGGCTCGTGGGTCATGAGGGTCCGGAACGCGCCGATGCCCTTCGCCTTGGAGACGAGGGCGGCGAGGAGGGCGTTGACGGCGTCCGCGTTGAAGTCAGCCATCAGACGGCTCTCGAGCGGGCTTTGCGGCCGTAGGCGGTGGTGGCTTCGTCCCACAGGTCGGCGAGCGCGTCACCGGTCGCCGGCTGGGTGCTGTCGGATTCGCCGACGGTCCGAGAGTAACCGGACGTTTCCTGCAGGACCCGGTTGACGCCCTCGGCAATACAGAGATCACGGATGAGGGCGGGGGGCCGGTGCCGCGACAGCGGCGCGTTGTTCAGGTGGACGGCGGCGGTGGTGCCGTACTGGCCGCGGGCCACCGTCAGCGACCGGTACGCGTTCAGGGTCGTCCCGCCGGCGTGGGTGGCCAAAACGGTGCCGTCCCACTGCCGGACCACCGTCACCACATTCCCCGTCACGTCGGTCACGAGGAGCCGTTCGGCGTCCAGCAAGAGCACTTCGCCCAGGTTGATGGCCGCACCCGAGGTGACGGTGATGGCGACGTCAGATTCGGATGCGGTGGTCGCGCCAGACAGGTTGGTCTGCCCGGTCGTGACGGCGGCTTTCTCGGTCACCAGCATCCGCTCCGTGTCGGCGATGACAATGTCACCCACGCCCACCGCCGACCCGTCCGACACGGTAATCGTGGTCGCGGTGGTGGAGACGATCGCGGCGGCAAGCGTCCCGGCGAGGTCGGTGTCGGCGCAGAAGCCCCACGTGCCGGTCACCCAGATCGCCAGCTGCGGGGTCGGGCCGGCCGTCCACGCGCCCGTCGCGGACCGGTCAAGCTCGAGATAGGTGAACGGCCAGCCTGGTTTGCGGTTCACCGGCCGCGGGATGACGTTCGCCAGCGGGATGACGGTTCCGTGCGGCGATTCGACCTGGGTGAGCGAGATGAGGTCCCACTGATCGAACCACAGCCGCCACGGTGCCGCGTACTGGTAGTTCGGCCAGTCGAACTTGTACACCGTGTCGCGGGGGTAGAACACGCGGCGCAGTTCGGCTTCGATCAGGTCGGATGCGGACTGGATGGCACGGTCGATCTGGCGGGAGCCCTGCGCGGTAGTCCGGAAGTCCGGGGCCCGCTGGACATCTTCCCTCGAGGCGTAGCACACCCTCGAAACGCTCATGGCAGGCTCACCGCCCACGCTTCCTCGACGACGAGCTCAGGCCAGGTAAACGGATTAAACGGCTCACCCCAGGACCACCAGGTGCCGCCGGGGGTGACGGCGACGGCGTGCGGCTCCGGCAGGGTGACGCCTAGGATCAGGCCATGACCGACTGGGACAACGTGAAGATCACTGTTGTCTACCCAATCCCGCCGTCGCCCGAGTACCTGGCAGCCTGCGCTGAATGGCTGGCGCTCATTGAACACGTCGATCTGCGGCACGTCTGCGGCAGCCAGTGTCCCTTCTATGCTGGCTCCGCTATCGGGGTCGGCAGCGGTGCGCCAGTAGAGAGCTAGCACCTCATCCCAGCCCCACCCCAGCAACAGCCCGACAGCCTCCGCCGTACAGCACGCCACATCGCAGCCCGGCGACAACTTGCGCGGCTTCGGGTGCTGATGCGAGTGGCTCGTTACGATAATCGGCGGTCCGCTACCCCACTGCTGCGACTGCTTGTGGTGGCCGGGCTTGTGCTTGACCGTCTGATGATGCTTAGACGTGCCAGTGTGCTTTTTCGCGCGGCCTTTGCCGCCGCCGGGCGGCTTCCTGCTCACCGCGGCACCCCGCGAGCACGCTCGCGCGCACAGTCCGGCACCTTGACTCGCTTTCTGTCCTAGGGGCCACATTCGCCCCGGCACCATCTATTTGCTATTCGATTGTCACATTCCGGCCATCGTGGCCACGTTCCAGTCCCGGGGATACCGCCACCCGTCGAACGGGCAGTACAGCTGATCGGCCGACCCGGATTCGGGGGCGACCTGGCGGAGCGGCTCTCCGTCGTTCGGGCAGTTCGCCGGCGGCTGGCTGGCGTAAAACTCGGCCTCCGCGACCGCGTCCTCATAAATGGCGAGCAGCTGATACCAGCTCATGGCTGCCCGGCGTCGTGTTCGGTGAGCCGCTGCACGAGTTCGGCTTTCGCCCCCGCCGGCGACAGGCCGCGGGTGCGGGCCAGTTCGCGCAGCTGCAGGATGGTCTGAGCGTCATACACCGGCGCGGTCCCGGCCGCGGCCGCCTCTTGGGCGAGCGCGGCGGCTTCCGCGTCGGCCGCGGCGTGCGACGGGCCGCCGCCCGCGCTGATCTTCGGCATGTCAGTCCTTCCGCGTCACGGTTTTCCCTGACGTCGGCGTCGTGGTCTTCACCGGCAGCGACCCGTTGCTGCCCTCGGACACGACCCGGATCGGGTCCGACACCGGGTCGACGATCACGCACTTCGGCATCACGATCACGCCCCTGGCGCGACGAGGTTCGCCGGGCCGCGCTGATAGGTCAGGTCATGCAGGATCGCCTGCACGAGGCCCGCGCCACCCGAGTTCGAGAGCTTGATGTACGCGTTCGGGTCGGGCAGCATGCTGCCGAATATCTCGATCACCGTCGTATCCCCGGAGGTCGCCTGGGTGACGGCGTTCGCCGCTGTCTGCGACACCTTCGTGAACCCGGTTGAGCCGTTCTGCGAGGTCGACTGGTAGTAGTGCGAG